TGATGTCAGACGATCCAGAAGCTATGGAAAAGGTAAAACTTTTCTTTGAATATTTCCAGTCGCTCCCGTCATGGTTCACAAACCTGTGGATTTTGGTGGTTGCGAGCATATTTGGAATAAAGGGCACACAAATATTTAGAAACGGCAAAAAATAATGGATCTAGAGACATTAGATCTAATTAAAAAACTTCTAAATAGAAGACTTGATAATGTTAAAACTAACCTTATCTATAATGTTGACGATGAAAAACAATTAATGTATCATCGTGGACAAATCAAATCCCTTGAGGATTTGCAGCAAGACATTAAGGACTTGCTAAATAAACAGGAGCAGTAATGACAACAAAGTCCACGGAGCAACCGAAACGGACAGAAGGTCTAGAGAAAGCTTACAAGAACGAAGAAGAAATCTCGAAGGTCTTAGACGAAAAATCAGTAGATAAAAAACTTTTAGATAGATTACCTAATCCAACTGGATATAGGTTATTGGTTTTGCCATATGCAGGACCAAAAAAAACTAAAGGTGGTTTAATATTGGCTGATACAACTCATGACACAATTCAAATGACGACAGTTTGTGGGTTGGTTTTGAAAATGGGACCTCTTTGTTATAGAGACAAAGAAAAGTTTCCTTTTGGAAAGTGGTGCGAAGAAAGACAATGGGTCATTTTCGGCAGATATGCCGGCTCTAGATTCAAAATAGACGGTGGGGAAGTTAGAATCCTTAACGATGATGAAATCATCGCTCAAATAAACAACCCTGCTGATATTTTGCACGCTTACTAGGAGGAAAAAATGGCGGATGAAAATCAAGCACCTCAAAACGAGGTAGAGTTAGACACTGATGGAGTCAATGAAGAAACTATCGATGTCAATCAAAAACAAGCAGAACCTGATCCAACACATCTCCCAAAAGAGAATGTTGATTTAGGATATACTGATATTTCAAAACCTGCAGAAGAAAAAGAAACCAAGGTTGAAGAAAAACCAGTAGAAGAAAAAGTTGAAAAGCCTGAAGAAAAAAAAGAGCAGGACAACTTAACAAAAAAAACTTCTGATTATCAGAAAAGAATCAATGAACTAGTGTTCAAGCAAAAAGAAGCTGAACGTAGAGAACAAGCTGCATTAAAATATGCAAAAGGTCTCAAAAAAAAGTTCTCTGATTTACAAAAAACATCAGAAGAAACAAGCAACAACTATCTCAAAGAATATGACGCAAGAGTAGATTCTGAAACAGAAAAACAAAAGAAAATGTTGAAAGAAGCTATTGATGCACAAGATTCAGATAGAATAGCTGATGCAAACGCAGCCATAGCTAAGCTTGCAGTGGAGAAAGAAAAAGTAAATGTTTCTTTAACCGCTAAAAAAGCTAAGGAAGAGGCAGCGAAACAAAACAAAGCTGAAGAGTCAACTGATCCAGAGACAACACCACCGCCAGTCAGCGAAAAAGCGACTGATTGGGCGACGAGGAATCCGTGGTTTGGAACTGATGAAGTCATGACCGGTGCAGCAATGTCCATTCACCAGCAGTTAATTACCCAAGGGGTTGTTTCTGATACTGATGAATATTATAATAACATTAACAAACGTATGAAGGAGTATTTCCCTCAGAAATTTGCCCAAGATACGACGGAAGAGAAAAAGACACAAGCTAGCCGACCCGTCCAAAATGTAGCTTCTGTTAGTCGTAGACAAGGAGGACGCAAGTCTGTGAAACTCACCAAATCACAGGTAGTAATCGCTAAGAAATTAGGGGTGCCTTTAGAGGAATACGCTAAATACGTGAAGGAGGCAGAATAATATGACAAGTAAAATGAGAACTTCACGCCAGTCCACGACTAGAGATAAGGAAGCTAGACGTAAAGAATGGACTCCATCTTCCAGTTTAGACGCACCACCCGCGCCTAATGGCTTTTCGCATCGTTGGATAAGATTAGCCACATCCGGTTTCGATGATACATCGAATGTATCAAGGAAACTAAGAGAGGGTTGGGAATTCGTTAGAGCCGATACACTTTTAAGTGAAATTGGTGAAAATGATTATCCTGTTCTTTCTGAAGGAAAACACTCGGGTATCATCGGAATTGGGGGCCTTGCGTTGGCAAGGATACCAACAGAGATTTTAGAGTCACGTGCCGAGTATTTTAAGAAAATTACTCAAGATAGAATAACAGCGATTGACCAGGATCTTATGAAGGAACAACACCCGGACATGCCAATCAATGTTGAGAGGCAGTCCAAAGTAACCTTTGGAGGTGGCCGTAAAAGTTAATTTATTAACGTTTACTACCGACAAGGTTGGTTAAATATAAACAATAGGAGAAAAAACATATGGCAAACGTAGTTGAAAAGTATGGTCTAAGACCTTACAGAAAACTCGACGGCACACCATTAGTTGGAGCTCAGAACAGATATACAATTGCAAGTAACCATACGACTGCAATTTTCCAAGGTGATTTGGTAATCCCATTAACTGCAGGAAACATTGACAGACATACGGCAAACAACTCAGCAGCTGTTATCGGAGTATTCAATGGATGTTTTTATACAGACCCTACAACGTCAAAACCGACCTTTAGAAATAGTTATCCAGGATCAATCGTAGCGAGTGACATTACAGCATTCGTAGTTGATGACCCAGATGCTGTTTTTTTAATGGATGCGGACGCAGCGTTTACGAGAGCGGACTTGTATCAAAACTATTCAGTGACAACTGGTAGTGGTAACACAACAACAGGTATTTCTGAAGTGCAACTAGATGTATCTGTATCAGGAACAAATGCATCGTTTGTAATCCAAGCGATCGACATTTCTCAGGATCCAGACAATAGTGACACGACAACAGCAAATGCGAACGTTCTAGTTAGAATTAATAAGCATTTCTACAGAAATGGAACAGGAGTATAATTTATGGCAATATCACGATCACAACTAGTAAAAGAACTAGAGCCAGGATTGAACGCCTTGTTCGGCCTGGAATATAACAGGTACGAAAATCAACACGCAGAGATTTTCGCTACTGAAACATCTGACAGAGCTTTTGAAGAAGAAGTAATGTTAAGTGGTTTCGCTTCTGCACCAACTAAACAAGAAGGTGCTGGAGTAGTGTTCGATCAAGCTAATGAAACATTCACAGCTAGATACACACACGAAACAATCGCTTTAGCATTTGCTATCACAGAAGAAGCAATCGAAGATAACCTTTATGACAGACTTGCAGCTAGATACACTAGAGCACTTGCAAGATCTATGTCTAACACGAAGCAAGTTAAAGCAGCTAACATTCTAAACAATGCTGAAAATGCAGCTTTCCCTGGTGGAGATGGTAAACCGTTAATAGCGAATAACCACCCATTAGCGACAGGCGGTACGTTCAGTAACGTATTAGCAACTGCAGCTGACTTAAACGAAACTTCTCTTGAGCAATCGTTGATCGATATCTCATCGTTCGTTGACGAAAGAGGCTTAAAAATCGCAGCTCAGGGTGTAAAAATGATAATTCCAAAAGAATTACAATTTACAGCTGAGAGATTAATGAAGTCTCCACAAAGAACGAGCACAGCAGATAATGACATTAACGCAATCGTCTCTATGGGAATGGTACCACAAGGATACAGAGTGAATAACTTTTTATCTGACAATGATGCCTACTTCCTAATGACGGATGTGCCTAATGGCTTCAAAATGTTCGTAAGAGCACCGATCAAAACTGCAATGGAAGGTGACTTCGATACTGGTAACGTTAGATTTAAAGCTAGAGAAAGATATTCATTTGGATTTTCTGATCCAAGATGTGTATTTGGTAACGGTAAGTTATAATCTAGCAAATACTAACTTATAGTATTTCATTTAAGGGGCGGTGTTCACATCGCCCCTTTTTTTATGTATAATGTAAACAACCTAGATTAAATTATCTGCAGACTGGCTAGGCAGACGCTATAGAGACTGCAGAGCAAAACTATAGGAGAAAATATTATGGCAAACACAACATTTGACGGACCAGTCCGATCAAAAAATGGTTTTATTAACTTAGGACCAAGTGCAGTAAAAGCTGAAACTTTAGCTACAGACTTAACTGTTGCTGCACACGCAGGCAGACTTGTAACGATGGACCCAGCTGGGACACCAACTGCAATAACTATACCTGCAATCGTTTCAACTGCTGATTCTGCTTCTGCAGGACCAGGAAGTGATCCAAATAATGCAAATACTATTGGAACAACTTTTGAAATTCTTTTTATAGATAATTTCACAGGAACTATTAAGACTGCTAACACAGCTGACAAATTTGTTGGTGCAGTTACTGTAGGTATTACTGCTTCAGTTGCTGGTAAACAATTTCAAGTTTCAACTGGTGATAATGAAGTTAATCTTAATGGTGAAGCTGGAAGTGCTACTACAGGTGGTCTAAAAGGTTCAAGAATCAAATTTACTGCAATCGCAGCTAACTTATATGCTGTAGAGGGTCAGTTACTTGGTAATGGATCAATAGCTACACCTTTTGATGCACAGTAATAAATAATTAGTGGCTCCTTCGGGAGCCACAAACTATAGGAGAAAAAATTATGGGTGGATCAAGTTTTTCATCAGACCAGTCGAGTGCTCATGCTACGTCTACCGCACAAATGGTGCCAACGACTCAGCGAGCAAGATTGACTTCAATACAAGCCAAAGGTAATGCCAGTGGTTCTATCATTTTTAAAAGTGGTGGTGGTTCGGGCACTACAATAGCCACGTACTTATTTGGTACTGAAGGTTTAGATATGTATCTTCCAGGCAACGGAATTATATTTGCTGAGGGTATACATGCTACTATTGGTGGTACTGGTGGTGTAACAATAACATTCACGTAAAATGAAAAATGGCCGTATGGAAATTATGGGCTATAAACGTGGAGGAGATACAATGCCTCCACGAAGTAAAAAATATTTTCGTTCTACTAAAAGTGGAGCAGGAATGACGAAAGCTGGTGTTGCTAAGTATAGACGAGATAACCCAGGATCTAAACTTAAAACAGCAGTAACAGGAAAAGTTAAACCTGGATCTAAAGATGCAAAGAGACGTAAATCATTTTGTGCGAGATCATTAGGACAAA